TTACCAACTGGACCCCATTTAAAAACACCAGCAACAGCACCAACGGATGTTGATACGGCTGGGACGACTGTTGTTAAGTCGATTTCAGATACATTTACGCCAGGACTAACTTGAAATGCCATTTTATTCTCCTAAAGACTAGAGTTTCTTTTTATTTATAATATTACTAATCTCCACTAGGTTGTCATGAATTTCGTGAAGTTGTCGACGGTTACTACAGCTTGTTCTTCCACAGCTTGGCCATCGTAAATTATTCCAAACGGTGTGATTTCTTCATCTAGGTATTTCTGTCTTTCTTCCACAAGTCTTTTTCTAATATCAGAATTTGTAAGTTCTTTAATGAATGCTTGAGTCATAATCCATCCAAATAAAACACCACACATAGCAAGGTCGTCATTACCATCCTCTGCTTCATATGATTGGCCATTACTTACAAATCTATAAAGTTCTGAAATAAGATCTATATCATTCAAAAGAATCTTATCATTCTCTACTAAAGCCTTGAAGTTTTGACAACCAACTTTCTTCGTAGCCTTTGTTGTTCTTACACCTTTAACAGCAGTACCTCCAAATCCTTGTGAGACACCAACAGATCCTTTTGGATCCCTTGCTGTGTAGATGATATTTTCATACTCTAAATCTTCATGCAATATATCTGCAACCTGCTGACCAATATCATTAGTCTCGATCAATACATGAGCGTTAAAGTATTTTGTTGCTATATTATAAATCACCTCGGGGTAGAGTAGTGGAGATATATTATTGTTCCTGTAAGTAGCCACTACTTGATACGGCGCTTCTGAGATATCATACACTATAAAGGCTGAGAAGTCACCTCCTAAACCTCTTGACACATCAACTGTTATCATGTATAATCCCGTCTGTCGGGGTTCATGATACAGCTTAAAGAATTCATTCTGTGATATAGGTGGTATGAATACCAATCTCCTCAACGTATCCGGAGATATAAGAGTATTAGAAGACCCTAAGAACTCACATTCAAACTCTTGTCTAAACTGTTCCTTAGACGTGTTACGGATAGTCTCCTCTTTCCACTTCTCATCCCTACCAGGTACATCAGACCAGTGAACATCAATTCTCTTATATGAATTACGTTCATTCTCACTATCCACCCACAGCTTATAGAATAAGTTCAATCCATTAGGAGTTGATGTTATTAATACTTTAGTAGTAGATCCAGATGAAATTGTAGGGTAAACAGAAGAAAAGAAACTTTCTTGGATTGAGTTAGGTACGAAAGCAAACTCATCAAGATATACTAGATTTTGAGATGTACCACGAATAGCATTTGACGCTGTTGAACTTGATTCTACTTTTGAACCATTCTCTAGTTCAATAGTTCCTTTATTCCACTCCATGACACCTTGCTGTAACCATTTTGGTAGATGCTCATAAGCAAGTTGAATTCTACCAAGAATCTCATGAGCTTGCTTTTCTTTGTTTGCCAGAATAGCTACGCGGTAGTTCTCATTGAAAAGAATAGAGTGTAGGATAATGCCAACAACAATGGTAGTCTTACCAACCTGACGAGGCATCTTACATATAACAAAGCGTTCCTTCTCATACAACCTTACAATATCTTTTTGGTATTCATAAGGCTGGAATTGAATGAGACCTTTATCTACGTTAATGATTTTAACATAGTTCTCAATAAAATACACCGGGTCTCTACTACACTTGATAAACTCTTGAATCTGGTCTTTAGTAAACTCAACTACTACATCCGACCTTTTTAAGTTCTTATTACCAAGATATATCTCAGTTTTGTTCATGCTGTTGCTTTATCAGTTTCTGCAATTCTGTTGTAGATCCAACAAAAAGATTATTGTTAATGGTTTTAGGACCTGATTGATCCTCATCCTGCTTGTTTATATCTCTCTGACGTTTCTGTAGCTCTAGTAGGTCTTTGTTGGTATCCGAAAGAGTCTTAATCAATCCAGCTACTACCTCAAATGCTCTTGGATGCTGTGATTGCTGCGCAACATCTAAAATACCATCCAACGCCTCATTTCCTTTTTCAAGGATATTAAGCATATTACCTCTCGCATACTCAAAGTCAGTAATGTCTTTAACTGGTGGTTTCTTTTTCTCAGCAGGAAGTAACTCCTGAATAGGAGTCATATTCAGAGCATCACTAATTGGATCCTCATTCATAAAGCTGGGTGATTGTCTGGGAGAAGGTGTAATCATCATCTGCTTCAATCTCACTTAATGTCTTTCCAGTGACAACAGGGATTGTTGTTATTGTGCTGTATATAGGTGTATTGGCAACAGCAGAGCTCATCGGTTGGTCAGTACCGATGTTATAGAGGTTAATAATTGACCGTTTAATCTGACCAGAAGACAGAGTGGGTCCAAACACGTAACCTTTTAACGTAAAGTCAAGAGTCCATGTGAGAGCACGTCTCTCTATAAAGTTACCTTCATATGTATCGACCATGTTGACGCTATTTAGTATGATTGGTATATCATACTTGTGCTTCATCGTGTTATCCAGATTCATAGTTGGAGTCCAATCTGGAGTAAAATAAGGCAGTATCTGTTCTAATATTCTTGTACCATCATCAGCTCTCTTCACCATAATATGTAAAGTAAAGTTGAAGTCATAAGGTGTGGGTGTATATTGGTACAGTAACTTGTTTGGGTCTGCAGGATCCACCACTGATATCTTATTGAGTGTTGGCAGCTTTCTTTCTGCTGCATAACTCATCCTTGTCATCTCAAATGCCATTCTTGGCAATTGGATGGCGAAAGGTTTGTTAAGATTAGGATCCTGTTGCAATCTAACTAGGAACTTTTCTTTTGGACCATAGGAGATAGGCACTTTATAGTTTCTAACAACCTCTCCCTCTTCAGTCTTCTGTACATAAACATTATTAAATATTGTTCCAAAGAGGATGACGTACTTTCTTATAGTATCATTATAGAAGGTTTGATTAAACATTAGTATACACCCTCACTAAATGGATCGATCTCAGTGAAGTCAAGTATAGCATCACCTTCTTGTTGGAACTGTAGATTGTCTGACGATGGGTCAATTCTTTCAAGATAGAAGTCGTCCAGAATCATTTCGAAACCATCTTCTGTTAACATGAATGTACCATCTTCAAATAGAATATTGTAATCTGAGAGGTCTGTTGACAAGCTGGTGTATACATTATCAATAAAGTCGAGTCCAGTATTGAATTGTTCGTTACTGAATTCAAATAATTCACAAACTAAATCATACGTCTGTAAAGATCCTAATTGATAGAAAATAGCTTCATGTTCAACAAACTTTATCTCAAAGAATTTATTGTTAAGCGGTAAAAATATTATATCACCCTCTAATGGTCGATTACGACCAGAGAAAGCACCAACATCTTCTCCAAACGTCTTTCTAGCCATCGTAAGAGTAACCTGATCTCGTATCTCAAGATTGAACTTAGAAAGAAAGTCCCCTTGACCTTGGAAGCCTTCTACATTTTTAATGTAAAGATCAGTAAGATGGAAGGAGTTGAACTGTGCGTAGCTATCCTCACCTAGTATATCATCGATTCTAACACTAGTCCTAGGTAGGTAATAACTATCATGGCCGTAAATCTTGATAGACTCTACGACGAGACTCTCGATAAGCTGTTGCTCCCCACTAGCAGCAAAATTGTTGAAGTAGAAATTCGTGGCCATGCTAACCGATCATATCTGTTACTGGGAGGGAGTAGGATGACATCATTTCCTTCTCAAGTGCTTCTATCTCAGCATTCGCGTCATTAAATATCTTATCTCCGTTAAAGGAAACTCCACCAGGAAGTTGGAGACCACTGAATTTTGAAAGATTACTACCCCACTGCCTTTTTATTAGTGCAGTGGTGTACATACCTAACCATCTATCTCCCCATGCGTCTGTATATGTGTCAGGATCAAGAATTTGGTAGGCCTCTACAATTAAATAATTACCAACATTGACCTTATTCCAATCCATATCAACACTTAGCTTGTCTGTGTGACGGTTATATCTGATTGGTTGCATACCCACTAACAACTGTTCCATCAACTGTACGTGCTGGAACATCATGTAGTACGGAATCATTGAAACGGAAGTGAGGGTGTACAAATCGTTTAACGCAATTTGATATCTAATATCAAATAGGTTATTTGTAACCATTGGATCACCGATGTTGAAAATACGCACTGCCCCAATTATATTTTCTGGGAGTGTTATGTACTTGTCTGTTACATTATTTGCTGTAATTACGTGTTTATAGTATATTTTCTCTGAGCCATCAAAATGATAATCCCAATAATAGCTCA